GTAATCTTCCAAGCACCATTGACTGATACAGCACCAATTTCAATCTGATATACGCCAATTGGGGTGCTTGCGGCACAGATAGTGTAAGAAGTTGCACCATCTAAAAGTGATACTGTGCCTGTAAGAGAAACGCTTACGGTAACGATTAAACGCTGTAATGTGTCACCAGCACCGCCAGTAACGCCTAAAACTTGGGCAGTTTGTGATGTGGCTACGGTTTCGTAGAATGTTCCAAATGGTTGATTAACGCCTGACATGATTAAATCCTTCTAATGGTTGATTTGGGGGTTTGCTTCCATAATTCATCAAGACTTACATCCGTTTGCCCGACATGAAGTCCTTTAACTCTTGTATCTTTAAGGATAGGGCTGTCCTCATCTTTCCATACAATTGAGAGATAACGCATAGCGTCTGCTGAGTGACTTGTCCAATCGTGTTTTGGGCGATCCCTAAATACTTTCTTATCATCATCCCACTCCCGTTGATATTGACGCAAACATTCAATTAAATCTTCACATCTATTATCAAACCAAGTACGAGTTAATGCAAGTCGTGTTGCTTGTATTCCATCCTGAATTGACAAGTTTGGAACAATTTTTAGATGTTTTATGTCAATTTTTGCAGAAATTTGTTCGATTATGCTCTTACCACCACTTGCCATAGTTTTTGCTCTAGCGTCATGGGGTAGGTAATGATAGCCATATTTGTAACCAAACTCATCTTCTTTTTGGGCAAGTAAACCTGTGTAATAAGGCACAGCTTGACCGTTACTAGAATGATGGTCTAGTATCCTTATCTCACCGTAAACGACCTGAAACCAAATAATAGCCGTGGAATCATTGAAACCCAAATCCCAAGCGGTATGGCAGGGAAACATGGGGTCGTAATCAACGCAAGTTATGCGGTCTAAATCGGTTATTCTCCGCATTTCTTGCCCGTAATAAGCACCAAGAATGGCGGCTTCAAATGAGCATAAGAACTCTTGTTCGTATTGGTTAGATGACATAGTAGCTTGAGCATCTAGCAATTCAGCTATTGGTAATAACCCTGATACATCGGCTCTTAGCGTCTTAACATACCAATTGGAATTCTTTTGGGCTTCGTTGTATATGTCATAAAACGCATTATGCCCTTTAGGAGTACCAATAAAGGTAGCCCAGCCTTGGCGATCAGTCAATAATGGCCTAACAATCTCACCCCACAGACGGGGTTTCATATCTGCGTATTCGTCTAAAACCACGCCATCAAGATAAAGACCACGCAAAGCGTCAGGGTTATCAGCACCAAACAGTCTAATTTTTGCTCCGTTGACAAGTTCTACCCACAATTCTGATTGATTAGCCTTAACAATGGCTGGTTCTGCAAACTTTAAAAGGTAATCCCAAGCAATATTCTTAGCCTGTGCGTAATACGGTGCAATATAGGCGTATCGGGCGTTTTCTTTTTTTTCTGTGATAGCCCTACGGATTGTGTCCGCAATCGTGGCTACGGTCTTTCCTGCCCTTCTGTGACAAACTAATACTGCCCAGCGTTGATCCCGTCTGTGAAAGTCCAAGAAAGCATCCCTAGCTTTATAGGGATATTCATACTTCTTTACTAATTCTTTCAATCTAGAAACTTATGTTCGTGGATTATCTTGACTGGCTCATCTTCAGGGCTAGTGTGTTCTGTCCTAGCCAGTTTAGGCACATGGTATTCAGCGACTTGCATAAAGCAATCAAAGGCTACTTTTGGCCCTAGCTTCTCGTTCATAGCGATCTCGTCAAGCCATTGTTGTAGTTTGTCTGCGTTACCATCCACGAACTTAGCGATCGCTTCTCTAGCGAGTGCTGTGGACTTATTAGGGCTACCCTTGGGTCTACCCTTTGGATTATTTGTTTGTTGTTTATTCTCCATACCTTTACCAAGTGGTTGATTAAGATAAGTTAATTGTAGCGTTATTTAATGGGTTTTACAAATTGATTCTCAAAGCTAATTATGCCTTCAGGAGTTAATATTCCTTCGTACCCTGCTTGATTACTCATACGCTCATAAGCATTAGCAGTAGCGTTTTTATCTATGATGCCTTGATATTGGTTATAGTTTTGAGCGGTTTGCTTCAATCTGTCAGGGTCAGCGGCTAGATCATATAGCTTATTCATGTCTGCACTATATTGATTTGGGCCTAGTCCAGCTTCTTTATCGGTTGGATTGGTATAAAAGTAAGTTCTATTGCGTAAAGCATCAGCCATTTTTAATCTATTGGCTTCCGAACCTTTAATGCCGCTACCATATTTGGTGACATCAGTTTGGGCTAAATCAGGCAAATTACTAAAGTGATAACCTGTGGCCGCTGTTGGGTTATTGGGGTTTATGTATGGTTTTAGGTAATCAGGCATACCCCCTGTATAACCAACATCAATCATTTCGGGTGGAAGTAAAAATGCTTTTTGCTGAGCATATTGGGTTTGTGCTCCCAATTCTGCTAGTTTGGCATCTACGGCTGATGTATCTTGACCTGCTCTTGCTAGACGCTCTTGTTGTAGTTTTAATGGAATCATTTGTTTTTGCAGATCAGCATTAATACCTGAATAATTTACAAAACTGTTTTGACCCCGTGTTTCAGTAGCGGCCGCCATTTTAGCTAATGGGCTGTATAGCTGACTATGTGAACCAAACGCTAATTCTTCACCTTTAGGGCCAAAACTTGCTCCAGTTGGGCCATGTCCGTAATAATCATGCACGGCACGAAATATTTGGTTTTCATTTAATCCTGTGTACGGGTCAATTTTGTTAAGTAATTCGTGTGGCTCACCACCAGCATAGGTATACATGTGCTTGTTTATCAAAGCATCTTCTAACATTTGTGGCGATCCAGCGTAATTTAAATCACCTTTATGGTAAGAAAGATTTATGCCTTGATTTAGCATACGATCTAATTGTTGGGCGTTTTCTTTACCTAATTGCTCATAACTTGCAGGTACGAGTTCAGAATAATTTGTAGCTCCTGATTTGCGTACAGCTTCAGGATGTAATCGTAAATATTGAGCAAACATCTTGGCTTGCAATGTTGGCTCTATACCTTTCACCATTTCTTCGTAGGTTTTAGCTATAGGAAATTGCTTTTGTAGCGATGAAGGCGGCATGGCCCGTACTGCTTGCAAATCAAAATTAGGATTTATCTGTTTAGCAGAGCGTACCGCTGGATTTATTTCAGGGTTTGCAAGGATTTTATCTAACGATGCGGTAATATCTCGTCTGAGATTGGGTATTTCAATGTTTCCTTGTATTGCTCTAAGGTCATCGGAACTAAGCCGTGCAGGGTCAAGGTTTGATTTATGTAATCCAACCCTTCTAATATCTCCTGTGTCGAAAAATCCTGTTCCTGTTTCATTTGGTACTCCCTTAGTTCCTTTACGCCCTATTGCCGCTATTGGCAACAAGGATGATGCTATTCCTATTGGTTCACCTAATTCATAGCCTTGTGCATAAGCTAAGTTTGGGGGATTCAATATTCCGCCTTCTGTTACATTTTTTGGCCGCACTCCTACCGTTCCAGCGGCAAATCCTGTTTCTCTAGGAAGTTGATTTGCACCAAATAATTCCGTAAATGCTTGGGGATTGGTAATAAAACGCTGTGCTTCTGCTGGCAAATTAATTAAAGAATCTGCTTTTTGACGCAAAAGTTCTGCCAGCGTAGGCATATTATTCCTGTGGCATTGGCCAACGCATCTCACCTACTGGTGAAATAAATGGACTTTTACCTTGTGCTTGTCTGTAATTAGCCCATTGTTCTGCTTTGTTATACATAGCATCGGTAGGTTGTTGATTAGCTAGTAATACGGCTATATCTGCTTTATTCATAGCAGGGTTTATCAATGGGTATTGTCTGCCATTGTTGTCGGCAGAAATTTCAGTAGATACTGATCCTTCTTGATTTGGCAAATAACCATACCAGCCACTACCTTTAGGTACAGATACATCTTGTACGCTTTCAACATGGCGAAATCCATGCGGTGCTATACCTCTAAGGGCATTAGCCATTAATAACGGATTAATTGTGCCGTAATCAGCCATTACTTAACTTCTTTATCCAAGTCTTTAAGTTTATTGGCGATTAGCTTTCTACGGTCTAAACGTTGTTGTTGGTTCTTTTCTAGCGTTGTTTGCTTATGCTCACGCAATAAAGCGTTACCTTTAGGGTATTTGTGGTTCATGTGTTCCATTACATATCCTTCATAGCGTCAGAAATGGTTTCTCTGCGTGGTTTAGCAGTTTTAGCGGATTCTTTAAAATCTTGGGCGGTTGGGGCATTTTTACTGCCAACCTTGTTCATCTTCTCGCCCGAACCAGCTTTAATCCTAGCTTGTTTAGCGTGAATGTTGGCGTAAAGTCCGTTTTTCACGCTTTTTCTTCCACATACTTAGCGTAAGCATCTTCTAACTTGGCTTTGCGTTCACCTTTGGCGTTTTCACGCTCAACATTAAGGGCAATAGCTACGGCTTGTTTTTTAGGCTTACCAGCTTTAACTTCTGCTTTAATGTTCTTGCCGACTGATTTGGCTGAACCTGATTTGTCTAATGGCATGATTAAGCCTTAAATTTAAGTAAATAGATGGTTGTGTCAATCTCTTGGGCGATATTGTCAATCAATTGCACAATCTCTGAATCCATTGGCAAGTCTTGACGGGCATCTTTTACAAATGCTTGCAAGGATTGTAGGTATGCCAGCGGTTCTTTAGGCTGGTGATATGTGCTTGGGAACTGGGTAATCTGCCCGTATATGCCGAAATAACACTCGGCCAACTGATCGGTCAGATCAATAATGTTTTCATAGAACTTGCCGAGCGTCTTGTGTTTAGCGTAGGACTTGGTAGCCCAATGGAAAAAATGAGTATTTGTACCCGAATGTAGCAATGTTGCTAGAAATAATGCCATTGACTTTTCCATGAAACGCTCCTTTTAGTGTATTTTATAACACTTTTTTGATTACTCCTAGTGCTCTTAATGCGGCATCAACACTATCTACACGGCTTATTGCACCGCCTTTCCACTTACCCATAAA